AAAAATACTGGAAGACCCAGTAGAAATGGAAAGGAAAATAAATAATGGAACAAAACACGCATTTGAAAATATTGAGAAACTTAGTGCTACCGTTGACGATCTTGATGATGGTCTCCAGTTGCAGCCTACTGTCAACTAGAGCTATTGAAGTAACAGCTAAGCCTATGGAGAGGAAGATTATTCAACCAATCATGCCTAGAGAAATAGACCTTACAGCTCCTCAATGGATAGTTGTAAACCCAGATAACTGGGAAGAACAACTCGAAAAGATTAGAGTACAGGAAGGAGAGTTAGTATTCTTAGCAATGACAGTACCAGACTATGAAGTGATGTCATTAAACATGAAAGAATTACAAAGATACATTACAGAGTTGAAAGATGTCGTAGTATACTATAGAAAAGTAACGACAGAGGACTTAAATGTCTCTCCGCAATAGAGTTCTTAATAAAATAAACAAATATTTTGCGTATAGAGACGCAATGAAAGGTGCAAAATACTTTGAAAAGCATCCCCATTTACAGGAAAGACTAGAAATAATTGAGGAATGGCAAGAAGAATTAGAGGACAGAATAGTTGATCTTGAAGATAATCAAAACCATTATTCAGACAGGGTAGTTGCATTAGAAAAGATAGCACATCCAAAGTGTGGGATAGAAGAATTCGATGGATATAATCCATTAGTAGAAAGAATAAAAAAATTAGAGGAGACAAAATAAACAGTAGTTGCCTAAGTGCAAAAACTAGACGAGTATCTGCATATCTCGTCAAAGAAGAGTTAGAAGAAGCAGAATATAAACCTATCCTAGTAGACCTAGATAGAATTTTTTGTGTAAATAGAGAGTACCAAGAAGATAGTATTGCTGATGGATTGGTACTAGTGGGAATGAAAGATCCACTCATATTGCTAAGTTCTAAAGATTATAATTTAGCAATGGGAGGCGATCAACCTACTATTGAAGAACCCTTCGTTTGTTACAAAGGTAATACAAAATTATCTAGTGCAAAAGATGTGGGTTATACTGCTATAGACTGTATTATCGCTGATGATATATACTGGGCTAAAGCAATAGAATACGCCTTGTTTCAAGGCTGAGCCTCGTAAGAGGATTAGGAGAGAAGAATGTTAGGATTCTTACAATGGGTTATAGGATGGATTCAGGTTATACCATGGTTAGTCATGAGTGCCTCAATCATAGCAGCATGCACGGATACACCGAAAGATGACAAGTTAGTTGGGAAGATGTATAAGATTCTCGATTGGTTTGCAATCAATGTAGGTAAAGCCAAGCAAGACGCAAAGGAGAGCTAAATGGCGGACGAAAGATTCTCAGGTGATATGAGTAGAAATGAGGTTGAGATTGACCTTAATAAATTCATGGAACTTGTAACTGAAAACTCAAATCTTAAAGCAAAAATCGTAGAGATGGAAGCTAATAAAGAGCCAGATAATCCTTGGCAACGATGGATATTTTTATCCAATATGGTTGACTCTTGGAGAATTTTCCCTAGAGCGTTTTTATCAGTATATATTTTCTTATTATACTATTGTACAATGTGGTTTATGGAATTATCTGACCCCACAATGGAACAATCAGGACTTATTAGTATCGTAGTAGGAGCGGGTGCGGCATGGTTCGGACTATACGCAGGTACAGCGAAGGATAAAATTAACGGATCTGGAAAATAGTTCTTGACTTCATCTCATAATTTTAGTATAATATAAGTTATGAAAAAGTTTAAAGACATTAAAAAAATCAAGCCAACAAAGAAAGAAGAAAAAGTATGCTATTACTGTAAGACTACAGAAAATGCAGACGGTCTTTGTGGCGTATATAAGTGCTGGAAGTAGAGTAATGAACTTATTTTACTTAGACGAGAATCTCGACAAGGCAGCAGAGTATCATGTTGACAAGCATATTGTTAAGATGCCACTCGAAGCTGCCCAGATTCTTTGCACAACAATTTATATCGACAAATTTCTAGGGTATGTTCCTCGTGCGCTAAATGCAGACGAGCGTGAAGTTCTCAACAAGGTTAAAGCCGAAATTAAGCACTTACCACTTGAGGAGCGACCCTTCCCCTACCTTCCAATGATGTACAATCATCCATGCACTATCTGGGCAAGAGAGTCATTGGACAACCATGAGTGGGTTCATTGCTATGCTAACGCATTGAATGATGAATACTACTATCGTTATGGCAAACTACACAAATCAATAGAGCAAGTAGTAAACAAATTGCCAGATCCAGTACATTTAGAAAGAGTAGGTTTTACTAAGTTCGGTTTGGCAATGCCAGAAGATCTTAGAGATTACGATAATCCGATACAAAGCTATCGTGATTATTACCACTTAGACAAAGCAACCTTCGCCAGTTGGAAATACAGAGACAAACCACATTGGTGGAACGAAGACTATGCTGATTACGAAAAAAGGATAACTCGTGTATAACCCAAAACAAACACCAGACTACAAATTCAATGAGGACTTAATTTTGTCCCGATTAGAACAGTATGTAAATGCTACATATAGTCAACACTATGCGACTACAGGCAAACAAACAACAGAGATGGTGTTTGAGCATGGGCATGGAGATGGTTTCTGCATAGGGAATATTATGAAATATGCACAGCGTTTCGGAAAGAAAGAAGGCAGAAATGAAAAAGATTTATATAAAGTCATTCACTATGCAATCATTCTTCTCGGATCAATGCAGAATGAGGAGGCATAATGGCAGTAAGAAAGAAAAAGGATGAAAAACTCTCAGAAGTAAATATCAACAAAGTAATAGATTTACTTGCAGCTGAAAAGCCTATTACCAAGAAAGAAGCGTGCGAAATATTGCATATTGCATATAACACAACTCGTCTTAGTAAAATTATATCAGACCACAACGAAACTATAGACCACCGTGCTAGAAGAAAAGCGCAAAACAAAGGCAAAGGAGTAACAGAATTAGAGAAAAAATCAATAGTTAAGTACTATTTAGAAGGCTCTAATGTATCTGATATTGCAAAAGCATTGTATAGATCACCTGCTTTTATTAAAGCAGTAATAGAACGAATGGGAGTACCACAAAAACTTCCAGACACAGACTACAAAGGAATCAAAGAAGCAATGATACCAGAATCCTGCGTCGCAGAAGAATTTGAAGAAGGAGAGCGAGTGTGGTCGGCTCAAGGAAACTGTATTGCAGTTGTAAAACGAGAGATAACAAAGTCTCATAACTTTGAAAAACACGGTAGCAAGTGTTATCTGTTATGGGAAATAGAAATGGCAGAGTGTGAATCGCCATACTTCGGGTTTATGAAAGACGCAGGGCACAATGCCCCACGCTTAGCATATAACATTGGAAGTTTAAAACACTTACAGGAATATTTATGACAACACTAGAAATGATATTATGCTTTTGGCTAGTAGGTAGTTTACTTGCTATGTGGAAAATATGGAGACCTTCATATAAAGTAATTACTTTAATAGATAGGGACAATATATTAGTAACAAGACCTATATTATCAACAATAGTAGTATTTATAATATTCACAATATTTTTACCATTTATGGTAATTCCTTTATTAATTCCTAACAAGCTAGAAGAGTTTGTATTAGGTTTTATTAGAGGAGCAGAGAGAATCAAATAATGGCATATAGCAAAGAAGTAGTAGACAGATTTGAGGGTGTTTTGGCAAGTCCTAAACAGTTTTCGGTAGGAAGGTTTAATCCTAACGATCCAGATGTAGCAACAGGGATGCAAGGCGCACCTGCGTGTGGAGATGTAATGAAACTACAACTACGCATTGATCCTTTAACGGATATTATAAAAAGTGTAAAGTTCAAAACATATGGGTGTGGTAGTGCTATCGCATCTTCTTCACTTTTTGTAGATATGCTAACAGGAAGAACAATAGAGGAAGCAAAACAAATAAAAGACAAAGATATTGCAGCAGCACTTAAGCTTCCTCCAATTAAGCTACACTGTTCTGTATTAGCAGAAGGTAGTATCAAAGCTGCGATAGAAGATTGGGAGACAAAAAATGCTTGAATTTATTTTTACATTGCCCACAAACATTATGCTACTAGGCTTTAACCTCGCAATATGGGGAGCAGCTGTATATTATGTGGTAGAGTGGGTTAGAGACACATTAAAAGACAAAGGATACTTATGAATTATTTATTAAAAGCACTTATTGCCAAGTTAAATGGCGAAGTAGAAGTGGCAAAAGCAAACATACAAGTGTACTTACATAATGCCGCAGGTATTGGTGAACACCCAGACATTGTTGAGGCTATGGAAGTACAGATAGAAAAAATCGCAAATGCCGAAGAAAAGATCGAAACCATACAAAAGCATTTTTCAAGATAGGAAAATCCTTATAGATAACGAAAAATACTTCTTGACAGATGGTTTCAAATTCGATATAATATAGTTATATTTAAACAAGGATATACATGAGTGATAGATTTTATACGCAACAGTACGACCGAACAGGTTGGAAACCAGTATGGAACAACACATGGATCCAAAACAAAAACAGGAGAAAAAACATGGCTTGGACAGATGAATCTAAAGCACAAGCAGTCGAAATGTATCAGGAACAAGAACCAACCCCTGAAACTTCAATGGAGATTGTAAAAGACATAGCAGACGAACTTGGTGAATCACCAAATGGAGTTCGAATGATATTGACCAAAGCAGGCGTATATGTAAGAAAAACTCCAGCAGCTAAATCCTCAGGTGGATCTACTGGTGGTGGACGAGTATCAGTAGCTGATGCTCAAGCAAGTCTTACTTCCGCTCTGTCAGACGCAGGTCAAGAAGTTGATGAAGCTATTATCGGTAAACTTACTGGTAAGGCTGCAGTATACTTCAAAGGTGTCGTTGAAGCGTTAAATAGTTAAAAAAATAGTTTAGCCGAGGCAGTGCATACTGCCTTGGTTTTTTGCATCCCATAGAAGAGACCTCTGCAATTTAGCAATACAAAATAATTTTTGTTAGATTAAATTGGAGGAATCAATGAAAAAAGAGGAGCTCAAAGCTAAACTCGAAGAAGCAGGTGACGCAGTAATCACCTATAGAAGTCAAAACTCTAGAAAGCTAAAGTATAATGTTTGCACTGCTGACTTTTCTACAGAATACATTCGTCAGAAAAGAAACAGAGCAAAAGAAGGACAACATACAGTATTATTATTTTGCTGGGACACAGATTCTTACAGGATACTTGTCCCTGAAAATGTAACGAGTGTTGTACCTCTCAACCGAGTAATCAAGAATGATTGATTTTACTGCCCCCGCAATATACGAAAAAATGATACAAGAAACTGAGTACGAACAGATTCGTCTCGTGGTTTCTACTTTCAGAGATGTAGAGTATATATCCTTACGAAAATATTATTTAGACTTTGAAGAAGAGTGGAAACCCTCTAATCAAGGAATAAGTATGCCTATTGACTTTGATAACAGCAAACGATTATTCGAAGGACTAGTAGAGATTCTCTCGTTAGCAGAAAGTAAAACAATTTTGGAAGACGAATTCAAAGACATACTCGATCAAATATACCTAACATAAAATATTTCTTGACAAGTCCTTATAATTTTAGTATAATATACATATGAAAAATTTAGAGACATTATTAAATCAGGCACGCTTTTCGTATTATAATGGTAAACCCATTATGTCAGACGCAGCCTATGACAGATTAGAAGACCAATTAGGTGTAGCCAACATGGTAGGACACGATCTTATCAAAGATAAAAGTGCGAGATATCCTCATGCTTTTCCCATGTATTCCCTACAAAAATCATACAGTTCATTAGACAATCCAAACTATGGATCAGAGCCTGTAACAGTTACCCCTAAATTGGACGGAGCAGCAGTAAGTCTGCAATACATTCGAGGCACATTATCTATTGCCTTAACAAGAGGAGATGGCAAGGAAGGTCTTGACATCACCGACAACATGAGGTTTTTAGTACCTCGCCACCTATTGCCATTTCAAGGCGTACCAATCATACAAATTACTGGAGAAGTAGTAGCCCCTGCCTCGATTAAGAATAGTCGTAACTATGCAGCGGGTGCGCTAAGTCTACATGATACAGAAGAATTTCAGAATAGAGATTTAACTTTCATTGCGTATGGTGTACAACCATATCCAACAGATGACTTTATCGACGATATGCAGTATCTCAATGCCTCTGGCTTTGAAACAATTATTGATAGTGATTATCCTATGTTTCCCCAAGACGGAAATGTTTGGAGAATCATAAGTAATAAAGCTTTCGAAAAGTTAGGGTATACTTCTCATCACCCTCGTGGAGCATTTGCTACCAAGAAGAAACAAGAGGGAGTAGTAACAGAACTACTTGATGTAGTATGGCAAGTAGGTAAATCAGGGAATGTTTCCCCAGTAGCAATACTAGAGCCTATCGACATTGATGGTGCAAGAGTAGCAAGAGCAACTCTACATAACATTGGAATCATTGAAGACCTCGGTCTGGAGATTGGATGTATGGTAGAAGTTGTAAGAGCAGGGGAGATTATTCCCCAAGTAGTAAGGAGAGTAGATTGAGGCAAGAAGCATTTACAGAAATATTTAGTCCTTTATTTAGTGGCTTTACAAGTAGAATGTATGTGGACTATCTTGACGAAAACAAAAGTTCTTTTGTCCCAGATGATGATTACCCCACATATTTAATTAATAACTTTAAATTTCTAGTAAGGAAGTTTAACGAACAGAATGGCAACAGCCATTGGAACATAAAATGATAGTAGAAATATTCGGTAAAGAGCAGTGTCCTTTCTGTGATAAAGCAAAAGGTTTAGCAGAAAGAGAAGGACACAATTATACATATAGACAGTTAGGTTTGGACTTTGAATTTCCACACTTTATGGAAAAGTTTCCAAGTGCAAGAACCTTTCCTCAGATTATGGTAAACGGTGAATCCATTGGTGGGTACACTGAGTACGAAAACTTAGTAAAAAGCTTATGAAAGAGTTAGGAATGCCTCAGTAAATTGAAAAAAATTAAACCTAGAAGATCAGAGCCTATGCCCGTCGCCCCTTGTGGGGAGTGTAAGTTTTACGATAAAATACATCAGATATCACCTAAGCTAAGCGAAGGATGGTGTCGAGTCGGACAGCATACAGCATTGGTACTGTCTGAAGAAACCTGCAACAAATGGCAATTAAAGTAGTAAAAACAACATATAATTCAAAAAGATGGCAAGACAACTCAGACGGCTGGATTGCTGCTATGACTAAGTCGAAAGACAACAAACAGTTATATCAGGAATACCTGAAG